TCCAGAACAGCCGTTTGCTGCTGTACCGCGTCCCGGCGGGCCAACAGTTCCTGTGCCTTCTGTTCTGCCATAGCCTCGGCATAACTCTGTGCATCAGCAAAACTATCAACCGGCGGAAGCGGTGCAGGAGGAGCGACCTCGACGGTTCTCCGCGACTGCTCTCGTTCCCATTTACGCTGCGCCCTATCGAGCCGTTTCTGGACAATTCTTTCCAATTCTTCTTCAGAAAAGGATTTGCCAGTGTCTTGCTCGTCCGGCGTAACTACAGGCTCAGGCGCCGCCGTGGCTTCCTGACCCGACGTGGTGTCAATCACGTCAACGGAGTTCTCGTCCATTTTTACTCCCCAGGCTATCCGGCCTGTCGGTTAGGCATACGCAATAGTCACTTTGGGGGTAGTGCCCCCAAGAACGACGTACAAGCCCTTGTTGAAGAAAAGCCCATCATCCCCGCCAGTGAATATGTAGATGCCGGGGGTGGCGGGGGTGAAAGTAGCAATCAGCGTGGTGCCAGATGTTGAGCCAGCGTCAGTGTCGTAGACCGCCACTGTCGGGCTGGTGCCGGAACTGACAAAGATGCTCTTCAGCTTGCCGGCGCCGACCTTCACCTGATACGTAGCCGTGATATGCGTATAATTTGCCATGTCAGGCTCCTACGACAGAAAGCGAAGTTTGTAAAGAGTTGACAGGTACAACTCTATGATGCCGTCCACAAGGTTCTGGAGCGGCGCGTCAGTTTTGGGGATCACGTCGTACCGTACGGCCTCAATCTCGTCTAACTGCTCTTGCAGAAAGTCCACGACATTTGACGTGGTCTTGGCCGAATGCAGCGTGATTGGACCCAGCAGCCCGTACCGGCCTTGGTACGCTTCTGCCAGATCGTCTGTCCGCTCGATGATGCCCTCGTAGAACTTCTGCAACGCCTTGTGCTTGGAATAGCTGCGGGTGTTGAGATGAACCGAGTGCGTGACGTCGCGCGCGAGGAAGAACATTCCGATAAAGTCGGCGCACTTGTGCATCACATGGCTCCTTGCGGGGGCATCATCTGGCCTTCTGGAGGCATCATTTCACCCTCTGGGGGCATCATCTGTTCGGGCTGCATTTCTTCCATGCCCGGCATCCCGCCTCGGCCCTGCATGTTGCCAACGATGTCGCCGGTATCCATGGCCGCGTTCAAGGTGCCCATGACGATGTCTTGGATCTGTTCCAGCCCCATAGAGTTCTGGACAACGGATATGCGCTTTGTCTCGGCGTCGTACGCCTTGACCTGAGCCTCGAACTGCTTGACCTGGGCTTCTTGCGCCTCGATGGACTTGCTGGCGTTCTGGAGCATACCGTACATCTGCTCCATCTGCTGCCCCATGGCCTCCATCTGCTGCTTGGCCTGCTGCATCTCGGGAGACTCGTCGTTGCCGGCCAGCACCTTGGGGTCGATGATCTTGGCAAACCGTGCCGCCATCTCCTGTGCGCCCGGCCAGTCCATGTTGCGGATGAACAGATCGCCCGCTACCGTCCAGAGGTCTGGGTTGCTCTGGAGCAGCATCTGCATGGCGTCGAGAGCCTCCTGCCGCTTGGTCATGTAGCCAGGGCCGGTGGTGACGCACACGTCGTAGACGCCCACGGTCGGGTTATAGATCTTCTCCAGCACAATGCCGTTCTCGTCGGTGATCTTCTTGACCGCCTCGGGCTGGGCCGGATTGATCTTGACCATGTCCACGTCGCCGTCGAGGCCGATGATGCGGGCCACGCGCTGCGTGTCGTAGATCTTGGGGATCATGTCCACAAGCTGCCGGGAAACGTACCGGACAGCGCGGGCCAAGTTGTCTACGTAGTGGTAGGTGCCCGTGTCGCCCTGACGCTCGCGCGCCACGATGGCCTTGCCCGACCGCTCGTTGCCCTGCTGGCCCAAGCTAGCGTCGTACTGGCCGGTGGTTGCCTTGATGTCCTCGCCAGCGCCCATTTTCGCCTGTATCAGGCCGGTCTGGGCGAGCGGCGGTGCTGCGCGCTGTGGGAGCGGCAGAGTGCTTCCCTGACCGTCTGTGACGTCAGGATTGACCTCTAGGTAGGGCCAGTTGGTCGTATTGGCTGTCTTCCACTGCTGCTCATAGCCCTCGAACTGCCCGCCGTAGCCAATAAACGGCGCCTTGGGCGCCAGCGCCAGCATCTCTGCTTCCTGGCTGACCCAGTAGTTGTACATGCGCTGGGCGTCTTTGGCGTTGCGGATCAGGCCCGAAACATACAGCCGGCCATCGACCTCGAACTCGTTGCCCACGACGCGCACGATGGGGATGTACTTGCCCGCCCACTCGCGCTCTTCCAGCACCTCGTAGCCGTTGGTCTTGGCCCACATGACCCGCTTGCGGTCCACGCGGCGGGTGCGGACAGGCTTGCCAAACATGGCGCGAAGCTGCTTGTCCTTGGGCGTGCCCTGAAAAGCCGTGATGTTGTCGGGGTACAGGTGCAGCGTGTCGGGCTTGTGTTCGTGGTAGAAATACTCGGCGATGCGGATCGTGTCTTCAGACACCCACGCGGCCATAGACTCGTCGCCCACACTCTGACTGAGCATGGACGAGACAGGCGAGGCGTCGGGGAACTCGCGTTCGTAGTCCGCCTTCAGCATGTCTTGGGTGACAAAGCACCATTCTGCATCAGACCCGCATGGGTCTTGGATCATTGGGTCCATGTAGACCGAGAACGAGTTTCGCACCCGGCCGATCTTGATGTCTTGGTCGAAGCTATCCTCGTAACAATACTCGGTCAGGACGCGGATGTAGCCTTCGCCAAACGTGACCTGGTTGTCGCACGCGGTGTCGTAGGCCACGTCGGCGTCTGACAGGTACTCGATGTGCCGGATCATGCCGTTGAAGATCTCGGCGACCTCTACATCACCCTTGTCGTCCGCCGGGATGACCTTGCCGGTCGGCCGGTTTTGCCGCTGCTCGTTCGTGACCTGTCGGACGTGCTGCGGCAGCTTGTTGATAGTCAGGCACGGGCGAGCGTTGATCGTCTGGCCCTGAACAGACCCGCGCGTAGCCAGCACATCAGCCGGCCACTGCCACTGGTTGTCGGGGCTGCCAGCCATGAACCGGAGGTCATCCAGTTCATCTTCACGGCTCTCCGAATACGCGGAGATAGCCATTGTGAAGCGGCTACGCATAAGGTTGAGCATGTCATTGCGGTCACCACCGCCAGACACGACACCCGCTGATGCAACGTCGCTCGCAACCATTACTTGCCCTTCTTGGGTGTCATGGCGCCGCGCTTGGTGGCGTAGGCAATTGCAACTGCCTGCTTCACCGGCTTGCCCGCCATGACTTCAGCCTTCACGTTCTTGCGAAACGCGTTCTTGCTGGTCGATTTCACCAACGGCATCTTACTGACCGTGGATGACGGCAAAGTTGATGACGACGGCTTCTGACAACGACGTAGCCGCAGTCATATTGCGGAGCGTAATAACGGCTGACCCTGCGGCCAGACTGCTAACATATGCCGTGTACGCCGCTGCCGTGCCTACGTCCGACACGTTAAGGATAACGATATCCTTGACGCTAATCTGGCTATTGGTCAGCGTGAAACTGACCGCCGTGGCGCCTGCAAGCGCCGCGCCGTTCATCGTGATGCGGCCTGCACTCTTGTTGAGCGTCACGCCAGTGGACTTGCTGGTCGCCTGCGTCACTGTACCCTGCGCGGCGCTGGTGTAGCCCAGTTCCGTGCTTGCGTAAATGGCGGCTGCGGTAACGGTGTCCGCGCCGGTGATGTCTTGGTCAGCGTAGGCTACGCCGATGGGCTTGGTATTTGCCATTTGGTTGTTCCTTCACTTCTTCTTAGGTTTTGCCGTCTTGGCGGACTCTTTGAACGCAGCGGCGGTGGGCGCGCCCTTAGCACCCGGTTTACGCATTTTTTCGCCAGAACCGGCTGCGATACGGTCCTTCTTGGCGTTGATGTTGGCGTACAGACCTGGCTTCATTTGCAGTTCCACCGTTTAAGAGACGCCGCTTTGCGGGTCGGTTGGCCTTTGTCGTCCTTCATTGGCCCCGGCATCCCCGACATCCGCGCGCAGAACGAGGCTTTGCGGCCTGCGTCTGCCTTGGTCTTGGGGTTAGGCGCTGGCGCCTTGAGATTAGCGTTGTTCTTGGCGTTGTACGCCTTGCGGCCAGCCTCTGTCATGCCCGCACCCTTGGCAGTAGGCTGGTAGTTCGCCCCTTTGCCCTTGGTTGTGCGTGCAATAGGCTTGTCGGCCATCTAAGACCCCATCCAAGAGGTAGAAATCCCCGACTGAGAGTAAGAGCGGCTAGGTGCCTTGTCAACGCGTTCTCTGTGTGCGACGGGAAACGCGAAAGTAACGGCTATAGCGTCGGCGGCGTCCGGGGACGCTAGACCTCGGCTTTTCATGTCCTTCTTGCTCTCCAAGAAGAGGGTGCCACGGCTGTCTGGCTTGGACATGGGGCCAATGAGATCCGATTTCAGATACCGATCCTCGGGTATGCTCGCCGTCTTCAGCCATTCACGCATGTCTCCCCACATCTCGGCGCGCTTGTTGCCCCACATCTTACTGTTCTTGGCCTTGTTGCCGAAGTTCACACCCCTGACGACGTACCGCTGCTCCTTGAGCCTGTCCACGATGCCCGCGCCCAGCCCGCCCTCGTCGATCACGACCATGGACGGCCTGAACTCCTCGATGGCCTCGATCACATGGCCCACCACGGTCATGGTGTCGTCGCCCCGATGCTTGATCAGCTTGACGATGTCGCGCCCCTGGCGCACCGCCAGCACAGTAGCGTCGGCACCGAACCGCGCCGGGTCCACACCGAGGATGATGGGCGCGCTCTGGTCCTTGATCTTGGGCCGGCGCATGGCGTCGTCCACCAGCATGTTGGGTATGAACTGGTCGTCGGAGGCATTTGGGAACTGCCCGTAGACCTCGACGTGCGCCTGGCTCGACTCTGGCCCGTACTCGTCGATGATCTGCTGGTAGACGGCTTTGTCGGTGCCCTCGACCTCGCGCGCGTCCACGATCTTGTTCGACCAGAACTCGCGCTTGGAGTTGAAGCACTCGTAGAAGTAGCCGCTGTTGCGGCGTGGGTTGCTGAACGCCATCCAGAAGCGGTTGGGCGTGTTTTCGGTGAAGAAGCCCGCCGCCACCGACCAGATGCTGTCCGGTATGCCGCTCGCCTCGTCGAACACCAGCATGACACCGTCCATGTTGTGGACGCCGGCATAGCTGTCAGGGTTCTCAGCGGACCACAGCCGGCCCTCGACGCCCCAGTAGCGCGTGCCCTTCTTCAGGTCGCGCTCGACCAACTCGGTCAGCCACTTGGCGGGCATGACGCGGGTGGCCGATACCTCGAACCAATGGCTGTTGAGGCTCATGGACAACCACTTGGTGATTTCCGCCCAAGTGACCGATCGCAACTGCGCCTCTGAGTTGGCGCTGACGATGATGGTCCCGCCGATCCGCGTGGACAACATCCAGATCGTCAGCCAACTCACCAGCGCCGACTTGCCGATACCACGGCCGGAACTGACGGCCAGCCGCAGCGTGTTGAAGTCGATCCTGCCGTTGTTCTGGTGGATGTGGTCAGCCAGATCTTGCAGCACCTGGCGCTGCCACTTGCGCGGGCCACTGAAGTGTTCCAGCGGCGTGCCGGGCTGGCCCCACGGGAAGGTGTACAGCACGAACTTGAGCGGGTCGTCCTTGAGAGCCGGCGCCCACAGCCGGCTCATCAGCATCATCTCATCGTCGGCACTATAGACGGGGGCCTGCATCACTTCTTCCGCATGGCCGTTATGTCGGCCTCCATCACGTCATGCAGCGCCTTCTCCCGCGCAAGCGCGGCCTCGGGGGTCTTGTACGACGGCCACTTGATGCCCGACTGGATGGCAAACCGCACCGCCTCGGGGACGTCGCGCACCTGGCCGTGCCAGTATGTCGGGATAATTGTCTCGCCCTGCGGCAGTCTGACTACCGCCCCTCGGAAGGTGGTAATGTTGCCGTCGGGGTCGCTCATGTACGTCTTACCCGCAATGTTGTTGCGGTGGTACTGAAGGACCGACTGTTCCTCGGGGGTAAACGAGTTGTTTGGCATGGCGTCAAGACCTCTGGCTCATGGTCGGGCGCGGGTTGAGGAACGCCTCGTACCGCGCCAGTCGGCCGACGCCGCCGAGCATACCGTCGCCGGTTGGTGCGGTCATGGTGGGTGTGTTGTCCCGGCCCGGCAGCGCCTGATTGAACAGGTCGAAGTTCATGGGCATGGGGTCACGCCCGCGCCCGGCGGCATACCCCGGCCCACGGGGCACGTTGCCGTAGATGAACTGCGTGGGGCTGCGGGGGTTGTTGCGGCGCATCTGGT